CCCGGGGGAGGGACCTGGTGGGGGAGCGGGGTCCAGCGGACCTCGGTGAGCGTGCGCGCGTGCATGAGCAGCCGGTCCCCGGCCCGCTGCCTGCGCTGTCCACGATCACCCATGGGATTCAGTGTGCCTTGAATCCCGCACGGGTAGACTTCCAAGTGCCTTGAGGTGGGGCCGCTCACCCACGGAGGAACTGAGGGCGCCTCTTCAGAACCCCGGATCACTGGTCCGGGGTTCCGTGCCGTCCGGACATGGACGGGGCCCCCGACCGTGGACTAACCGGGGGCCCCTGAGTGAGCACTGCAAGGCTACGCGATCCGGGCCCCGCCCGGGAGCCTGAACACCTGACCGGGATAGATCAGATCCGGATCCTTGATCTTGCCCCGGTTGAGGGCATAGATCGTCTTCCAGGTGCGCAGGCCGTGCTCGCGCGCAATGGAGGACAGCGTGTCACCCGCCTTGACCTCGTACGTGCCCAGTTTGGCCGGTGCGGCGGGCCGGTCCGGAGCCGGGGTCGGTACGGCCCGGTACTTGAGCTTGGGCCCGGGAGCCGCCTTGGGCTGCGTACGGGGCGCGGGGGCTGCGGTCGACCCGGCGGGCCGCACCACGCCCGCGATCGTCCCTCCGGCACGGTGGAGCTTGCTGTAGCCCACACCCCCGTTCACGTGGGAACTGGCGGTGTCGATGGTCCGGCCGTTCCCCGCGTAGAGAGCCACGTGATCGGCATGAGAGCGGAAGGAGTAGATCACCAGATCACCGGGACGGATCGAGGAGAGGTTCACCCGGGGGAGCCCGGCGAGCTGTGCCATGGACGTCCGGGGGATCCTGACCCCGGCATGCAGCCACGCCTGGGACGTGAGGCCCGAGCAGTCGAAGCGTGTCGGCCCGTTTCCTCCGTACAGGTAGGGAGCGCTGCTGATCTTGCTTGCTGCGTAGGCGATGGCCTTCGCCGCCCGGGTCTGGTCGCCGGGAGCGGGCCTCGGCCGGGGCTTGGCGGGGGCCAGGCTGGGGGGAGGACCTCCCCGGGTCAGACCGGCCCGGACGCTGCACACGGGCCAGGCTCCGGGGCCCTGGGCTTTGAGCACCTTCTCTGCCACGAGGATCTGCTGCGTCTTGGACGCGAGGTCGGCCCGGCCCGGGTAACCGGAGGGCCGGTAGGCGTTCCAGGTCGAGGCGCTGAACTGAAGACCTCCGTAGTACCCGTTCCCGGTGTTGATGTTCCACCGGTTGCCGGACTCGCACTTGGCGACCTTGTCCCAGGTTCCGACGCTCGCGGCCGAGGCCGTGCCCCCGCTGCTGATGACGGCGGCAGCGGCGGTCGCACCTCCTACGACGAAAGCCGCACCGGCCCGGGGGGCAGTGCGGCTCTCCTTGGGCCTGCGGTGTTTGGCCATGATGACCACCTCCGCCGGGCACCGTAACCCCATTTCGATAAACCCCCAAGCTCAGGCCACGTATCCCCGCTCGCGCGCGACCCGGAGCGCGCCGGAGCGTTTCTGGCGCAGGGGCAGGTGGGCGACGTCCAGCTTGCGGTAGATCTCGGTGAGCCGGGAACTGACAGAGGTTGCAGGCAGGCCGACCCGGCTGCCCACCCGGGCCAGCGACGAACCGTCGGCCGCAGCGCTCAGAATCTCCCTCTCCCTCTCCGTGAGGCAGGTCACGGCGCCGCGTACCGGGGCAACCGGGCCAGGCCCCTCAGCGGGCAGGAGGCCACGCTCCTGGGCTATGTCCAGGGCACGCTCACGGCGCTCGGTACGCGGAGCATCCGAGACCCCGAGGTTCAGGTACAGGGCGGTGATGGCTCTGTCGAGCACGGCGGGGGACACCCCCCACACCTGAAGCAGATCGGTCTTGGACCGCCCGCAGTGGAAGGCCCGGAGGATACGGAGCTGCACCTCATCGAGAGGAGGGGACGGGGCGGGGAAGTCGGCCTGTGCCTTGAGCCAGACCTGGTTGGCCCACCGGCAGGCAGGACACGCGTCCTGACCGGCGTCCAGGTGACGCATGTAGCTGGCGCGGGTGCCGCAGTCGAGCCGGGTCCCGATGCACCCGCGTACGTACGCCTGGAGGACCGCCTGGGCCGTGGTACGGCAGGCGAGCTTGCGGCGGACATGGACCAGAGCGTCCACCACGCGGCAGCGGGCCACCTTCATGTGCGTGGCGGTCTGCTGCGGGGTGAGACCCTGACTCAGGTGCCAGACGACGGTGCGCTGGAACCGGGTGAGGTACGGGGGCGCTGCATCCATGAGCGGGTTCCTTGGTCGGTTGGAGTGGCACTCCCCGGTCCCTTGCGGTCCCCTCCGGGGAGTGCCGGTCCCGGTCCCGGCAAGGTCATCGCCACCTGCCGTCCAGAACATCTCACTGAGTATTTACCTAAACCGGCCCTGGTCCAAACCTACAGGTCAAGCCAGGTGGGGTTCTCCAGCATCCACTTGACCGTGCGCTCCAGAGCATCGTCCAGGAGAACGGGCGCGCGCCACCCCAGATTGTAGATCTTGTTCCCGTCCAGGGCGTAGCGGAGATCATGTCCCGGGCGCGAGGCATGGAAACTGACGGGGATGATCAGGTCCCAGACCTCTGCGTCGCTGCGCCCCATGATCTGTCCGACCCTGCGGACCAGGCTGATGTTGTCGATCTCCTGCTCCCCGACGATGTGGTAGCGGTCGGGACGGGACGCCCCGTCGGCGTACATCGAGGCGTGCCAGTCGGCCCGGAGGCCGGTCATCATGTGGGTGAGGTACAGCCACGCATCGGCCAGGTTGCGTGCGTGCAGGTAGAACCGCGAGCCGGGCGTGCCGTCGGGCGCGGTATGGACGGTGATCGGCTGCCGGTCCCGCAGGCTGCGCACGATCAGGGGCAGGAACTTCTCGGGGGACTGCATCTCCCCGATGATGTTCATGGTGTTGGTGATGACGACCGGTACACCGTACGTGCGCCAGTAGCTGATGGCGATGGCCTCCTGGGCTGCCTTGGAGGCGGAGTACGGGTTGGACGGGATGACCGGCTCCCACTCCACGTGCCGGTGCCCGTCATACGCGGGACCGTAGACCTCGTCCGTGCTCATCTGGAGCACCAGCCGGGGACGGACCGCACGGGCCAGCTCCAGTACATTGATCATGAGATCGACGTTGTTACGGATGAAGGACCCGGGCTCGGCGATCGAGCGGTCCACATGGCTCTCGCTGGCGATGTTGAGAAAGACCTCGCAGTCCTGCGTCGCGGCGAGGGCGAAAGGGTCAGCCGGGGAGCGCAGATCCCAGTGGAGGACCGTGACACGCTCGGTCCAGTCCGGCTGATCACAGACACTGGAGGCGATGCGGGCCGGGAGACCCTTGTGATTGAAGGTGACGGGGCAGACGAGATCCCAGTCCGTGTGGACGAGCAGATGACGCAGCACATGCGAGCCGACGAACCCGCCCGCCCCGCTGAGCAGACACTTCAAACCCATTACTCCTTGGTCAGAGGTGCCGGACAAGGATCACGACCAGCACGATGATGCACAGAACGATCAATATGGTCCACAGCATGAGGGAGCACCTCCCCTCCTGTGACTACCCGCTGACGGCTTTCTCACGGTCTCCGCACGTGAAGCAGGCCCCGTCCGGGCCATGCGCGCGGTGCGCACATCCGACCAGGCGGTACCGGGGCATACCGTCGGACTGGCGGGGGAGGATCTCCTCCCACATGTACCGGTCGTCGAACCTGGCGTTGGGGAAGTACACCTGTTGCGCCCGCTCGGCGAAGAACTCCTCAGGAGTCTGGCCGTACCGGTCCATGATCTCATTCATTGGTCGTCCCTCTCGTCCACTACTTCTCCCTCGATCGTACGCAGGTGCGCACCGGCGGCCTCCAGCGCCCGCTGCCGTACGGCGGGCTCAAGGTCGGGCACGGCCGCGAACCCGGCGAGGATCGCCTCCACGACGTCGGTGGCCTCCTCGTCCACCCGGCGGCCGAGTGCGATGTCGAGCTTCTCGCGCTGGTAGGTCCCGTGCAGCCGGGCCTCTTGATCCTCCAGAGCGCGGAGCTGGTTGAGCGCAGCCAGCACGGGCCCGTTGTCCCTGAGCGGCTGGCCATCCGGACCGGAGACGATCTCCCCCTGGTGCAGGACGTAGTGGTGCCGGGCGAGGATGCCGTAGAGCTGACGGCGGATGTCCTGGAAACGCAGCGCCTGTGCGGTGATCTTCTCTTCCACGGCGTGGTCAGCGCGCTTGCGGTACTCCTCGAGCGCCCGGTGAATGTCCACGCCCACGTGCTGCTCTATCTGAATGAGGGTGAGGTCGGGGTTGTGGGCCCGGTAGTCCTCGGCCATCTCCGTGGCGACCATCTTGTGGGTCAGTCCCCGGTTCGCCAGGGTCACGGCCTTCCAGCGGCGTGCCTCCACCCGGGCCATGTCGTCGTCGTTCCATGCGGGGCTAGGCATGATCTTTACCCTCCCGGGCCTTTACCTGATCACTCCCTTGGTCCTTTCACGGTATGCGATGGCCCGCTGAGCCTCCTCCTGCTCGCTCCCGCAGCGGGTCATGTTGGTGCGCATGTAGCTCACCACGGAGATCCTCTCCGCTCCGCAGACGTCGCAGCAGGAGGTCCGGCGCTGACCGCAGGCGCAGGTCAGAGCGGTGTTGCCGTGGTACTGGTGCGCGTCCATCAGGATGAGGTCGTTGTCCTTGAGATCGACCGCGACCCGGTACTCGGGGAAGGTGAAGATCCCTCCGGTGTACTGTCCACGGCGCAGGGTGAAGATCGTGCTGAAGCCCTTGTCGAGGTCACCCTTGTCGGTGTGCACGCCGGTCGGGTACGTGTTGTTCACGGTGATCGTTGTGAACGGGGTACCGGGCACGACCCAGTCCGGGTGCGTGCGACCGATCTCCTCCATCTGGGCCGCGTACCGGTCGGGCACGTGGGCCTTGAGCTCGTCGGCCACCCGGGCGAGTACCGGCTGGAGCAGCTTCCACTGGGGGAGGTGGCGCCCGGTCCAGGCGGTGAGGCGGCAGAACTTGAACGTCCCCGCAGGGTCGAACGCCCCGAGTACGTTGCTGCTCACGTGGCCGTAGTAGGTGCGCTTCTGCTCCCCGACCTGTGTGCCGAGGGTGCCGGAGGCGGCGCCCCGGTTGTTGGTGGTCTCCCGGCGCAGCGAGTGCAGCACATCGTACTGATCCTCACTGACCACCCCGTCCATGGCGCCCGGGAGGTATACGCACAGAAGCTGGCCGTTGGGCATGTAGACCCGGGCCGGGCCGGTGAGCAGGAGGTTGTAGCTGTCGTCCCCGAGCACGCGCCCGACCTTGACCTCCAGTTCGGCTGGGGAGATCTTGCTGCGGATGCGGACAGAGATCATGCGGCGGCCTCCCTCAGGTCGATGAGCGGGAAAGCTCCGCGCACCAGGTCGGCCGTGGCGGACACGGACTGCTCGGTGGCGTCGATGTCCAGGTAGCGGTGGAAGCCGGGCTGCGCCCCGATCTGATCACTGAACCAGTCGGACAGGCGGCGCTCCCGGGTGGCCGCACCCTTGCGCCAGCGGGGGCTCTGCCGGGAGCCGCGCTCCTCCCACCGCCGGGTCAGGAGCTCCTCATCGGCCGCGAGACGGACGAGCGTGACCTGGACGCCCGCCCGTGCCAGTCCACCGATGAACGGCCGCGTAGCCAGCCGTGAGCCCTCTCCCAGGGCGAAGGGAGCCATGACCGTGCTCAAGAACATCAGGGCCCGGGGCCCGATGTCCATGGCCAACGCGTCGGTGCCGGGGAAAGAGTCGCGCGGCACCCCGAGCTCCAGCCCGACCTGACGCCGGGAGGCGGGATGCAGCAGCCGCGAGTGCGGTACCGGGTGGGTGCGCAGCAGCTCCTTGTCCCAGCGGTGCGTGAGCTCGCGCGCGAGGGTGGACTTGCCCACGCCAGGGGCTCCGCACAGGTAGAGCATCTGGTTGATCACTTGAGGGGTCCTCCCACGATCCAGAGACAGGTGGTGCCGTCGCGCCGTACCCACCAGTCCGGAGCCTTGACGTCCAGGTAGCGGACGACCTTGCCCTCGTAGGTGGGGTGCAGGACGATCCCGTCCGCAGTGCCGGGCATGCGGTCGCTGTAGCTGGCGTAGCCGGTGCCGTGCAGGTCGATCATCCGGTACCGGGGCAGGCTGACCCCCATGGTCTCGAACCTGCGTGCCAGCCACAGGCGGCGGTCAGGCCCGATGCCGATCAGGATCACGCGTTCCAGGTCCCGGGGACGGTGCTGGTTCAGACCCATGAGCACCCCGGCTCCGGTGTTGCCCGAGCCGAACGGGACCACGAGCGTGCGCACCGTGTCCGGCAGGCTCGGCACCTGGTCGGCGGTGATCTGGTGGAAGCGGCGGAGCTCCCGGGCACAGGTGCCGGGGGCCGTGGTGATGCCGTACCTGAGCCAGTAGGCCTGCGGGTCCAGGTCGGCGAGACGCTTGGCGTGGGCCTGGAGTGCGGGGTTGTAGCCCACCGGAATGAACTCCAGCGAGGCGCCGAACCGGTCGGCGAGCTGGACGGCGCGGTGGCGCAGGGCGGTCTCAGGCCGGGTGCCGCCCAGGATCACCGTGCACTTGAGCCCGTACCGCTGAGCGACGATGGCCGCCATGGCGTTCTGCGGACTGAGCACGCTCGCTGCGCTGATGATCCTCGTCGCACCGGCGACGGCACCCTGACGGATGAGATGATCGCACGCGCGCAGCTTGGAGCCGTTGACCCCGGCGGGCAGGGCACAAAGATCCTCGCGCTTGTACAGACGGCCCGCCCGGTCCTCCACGGGACTGATCCAGTTCCTCAGATCCATGGCCGTGTCCTGACCCCGAAGTCCCCGGCCGCCACCGCGCGCTCGAAGCCGTTGGCGAAGCACGGCCAGTCCTCGGTCATATTTATGCACTGCCCAGTGGTCAGGTACCAGTTCTGCTTGACCGGACTCAGTCCCGGGTCATTCGGCTGGTCCTCCAGCCGGAGCCGGGCGGGGAGCGCCTCGCGCCGTGCGTCCCATATGAGCCCGAACCGGCGGCCGAACCGGTTCTCCGCCCGCACCAGCCGGTTGTAGAGCATGTCGTTGTACACCCCGGGATAACGGCGGTTGGGCTTGTGCCAGCCCTTGTACGTGCACAGGGCGGACTCCAGGCTCAGCACGTCGGCCGCCGGACCCACACAGGTCCTGATCTCGTCCACCAGGCCCTGTGCTCCGCAGGCCAGTTCCTTGACCGTGTCCGGGATGTAGACGGAGTCGTCCGTGCCCGCCAGTCCGAGCTGCTTGTCGACGATCAGATCGTCCCGGCCGAGCACCTTGGCGAGTCCGTTGCGGTGAGAGCGCGAGCCCTGGATATCGTCCAGCATCAGCGTGTCGGCGTCCGGCACGGTGCCCGGTCCGAGCAGAATGCGCAGGTACTCCAGATAGCTCCAGGTGGACAGACGGCCCATGGTCGGCAGGGCGAGAGCCGCGTTCCACCACACGTTCCAGTCCATCGACAGGCTGAAGTACCGGCGCTGCGGATGGGAGCAGGAGCAGTCCACGGCCTCGGCGTAGCCGCGCATCGCGTCCTCGAATCGGGCCTTGTGGTAGCGGCGGTCGGTATCCCAGTCCAGGGCCCGGTAGTGGGTCCGCCAGAAGGCCACGGCCCCTTCCCAGTCCCGCACGGTGGGCGCCTCCTGGAGGATCAGCAGGGAGGTCACGGGGTTCTGGGTGTTGGCATTGATCCATGCCAGCCAGTAGCGCTGCTCCAGGTCGAGCTGAAGCTGCTTGGCCATGTGGGGCAGTACGTGGTGGACGGCGCCGGGAAAGCTGCGGTGCTTGACCGACCAGAGGTAGAACCTGATGAAAACCTCGCGCCGGTACTCCGCCCGGCGGAAGTCCATGCCGGACTCAAGATCCATCGTCGTCGCCTTCAGACGCGTAGGGCTCGTCGGCCGCATCCAGCAGCGTGACCTCCAAACCGTCCACGGCCGCACGCGCCACCCGGCTCGCACGCAGCAGGATCTCTCCCTGCGGGAGCGCGCCCCACGTCTCGCGCAGCTTCATGATCAGCCGCCCGAGTTCGTCGGCCTCGGGTGCGGCCATGGCCAGGACGATGTCCCGGATGCCCCGGCTCTCCATGGTGCGGGAGTCATGGCCGCCGTGGCTGAGGATGCGGCGCTCGCGCTCCTCGTCGTCGTCGTTGTACCCGGCCACCTGAGGCTCCGAGTAGTCGGTGATCTCGGGCTCCTCGAACCGGGCGATGATCGCATCCGCCTCTTCGTCCTCGTAGCCGGTGCCGGACAGTTCCCCGTCCAGCAGGGTCAGCAGGGCCGCGCGCGCCCGGTCGTCATAGGTGGCCTCGTCGTTGGACTTGTTGTCCACCAGGTTGACCCGCAGAGCAGTCGCGTCGTCGCAGCGGACGATCTCACAGCGGGCCTCGGTGTCACCTCGGTGCTCCAGGGCGGCCAGGGTGTTGTTGCCCGCCAGCACGACCCTGCCATCCCCCGTGTCCCTGACGATCAAGGAGCGGTACTGCCCGTTCTCTTCCAGGGACTCCAGGAGCTTGGCCCGGTTGCCCCGCCGGGCGTTGCCCGGGAAAGGGGTCAGCTCGGCCAGCGGGACCATGCGGGTCTCGATGTATTCCGTGGTCACGGACTCTCCTTGATCACTTTCAGGCGGCCGATGGTCGGCAGCCGCCGCATGAACTCGTACGGATGATCCTCATCAGGCTCCAGCCGGTAACCCCAGGTGGAGATATCCGCTACCTGGCGCTCTCCCCGGGGGTCCTTCAGCCGGTCCCCGGCCCGGATCTGTCTCCAGGACGTGCGCACGTAGGCCGCCACTCGTCCAGTCCTCTCGTCCGTCTCATGGTCATGGTAGAGCCGGGCCCCGTTCCCAGGACCCGGCTCGGCGTGCGGCTGCTAGTCGGTCCACCCCCGGGCCCGGCTCTCAGCGTTGATCCCTTCCCAGTCGTCGGGGTCCAGCTCCTCCACGAAGCGGGCCCAGTCGCCGGTGTTGCGGTCCATCTCCTTCAGACTGGTCACCTCGGCCAGGACCACCACGTCCCTGAAGATCGTCCAGTGGCCTTGAAGCGGACTGTACAGAGCTAGCGTCTCCTGGTCCGGGTGGAGCCGGAACTCCCACTCGTTGGGCGCGCCCTCGCCCATGTACTCCCACGGCTGCGCGACGGAGGTCCGCAGCAGCGCCTTGAAGATCTTCTTGATCACTGGCGGACCGCCTGCCGTCCGCCGGGCTTCCTCGGCACCGGATAGCCCCGGGGAGGGGTGTTGACCGGGTAGGCGTCGTACGCATTCTCCAGGGCCTCCGGCGCCAGCGAGCGCACCCCGGCCTCCTGCTCCCCGACCGCCTCCAGCCGGACCTCGTACGTGTGGCAGCAGCGGTACAGCATCTCCACCCGGCCCCAGTTCTCCTCGTCCGCCAGCTTGACGATCTCACCCGGCATGGCCCACGCCGGGCCCTCCAGAGCGTTGACCGGCCGGGCCTGTCGGCACACGTGCTGCTTCATGATCTTGATCCTTTCCTTGGTCTCCCCGTCGGGTCCGGCTCCTCAGCCCTCGGTCGGCTGCTCGCTCTCTCCGAACTCCAGCGTCAGAATGATCGCCCGACGGCCGCCCACGTACGCGTGCGAAGGGTTGTAGACCCGCACCGTGCGGCCCTCCACCTCCAAGTCCATGTCCGGGCTGCCCCACCCCAGGTACGAAGTGCGGAACGAACGGCCCTGGCTCTTCAGGGGCTTGTCCCGCCGGGTGAGCAGCCCGTGGCTGTCGATCTTCTCCACGGTCCCCGTGCCGCTGTCGTTGGTGTAGTCGTGGTTGGTGATCGTCACCCGTGTGCCCGGAGTGACGGTCCCGATCAGCTCTCGGAGCTCGTCCATGATCATGATCCCTTCCTTGGTCATTTACTTAAATCCTACCCTCCCGGGCCCCGGACGAACCGGCCTACGGGTGAGCAGCCGTCCACAGCCCGTCACCGCCCTCCTCCTGCATCCTCATCACGGCCCGGCAGTCCTCCTGGGTCAGACCCTCGGAGCCGCAGACCGCAACGCTCCCTCGGGCCAGATGTGGCGGGAAGAGCCACCCGCCCGCACCCTGGGGATAACTCATCACCAGCTCCTTCCTGCACATGGGGCAATGGTCCAGGTACATGTCGCACCTTCCTTGATCAGTCCTTCTCATAGCAATTTGCCCAGTTGTGGCCGGGCCTGCTGGCCCCGGCAGTGATGGGCACACTGTGCAGACGTCCGCCGGTGACCTCCGCCAGATCGAACGTG